CAAGCCTGCTGGTGGCTGATGGTCGGTTGAACAATCGAGGATTAGGCGTGGCATCCCGGTCCAAAACCGGTCGCGGACGCAGCACCGTGCCGATCTTTCTGCTGGTCCCACAAGTGAAGCTCGCGAAACGGCTCAATCTGGCCCGCGACGCTGACCGCGCGCTGGCGGCAGTTCCGGGGCTGATCGTGGCGAATTGGCTAGAGGCAAAACTATGAGTGCGCGCGAAACCATCCTGACCGCACTGCACACTCGTTTTTCCATGCTGCCTACTGGTGCACTGCGCGGGGATGTCCTGCCCGAGCGCGTATCGGCTCAGGGTCTATTGATCCTGCGCGACGGGGAGCCGGGGGAGCCGGAGGTGACACTGTCGCCGCTGCGCTATCACTATCAGCACCGCGCCGAGATAGAGGCGGTCGTGCAAGGAACAAACGACCGTGATGCTGCTTTCGACACACTTTGTGCCAGCATCGGCGCAGCGCTTGCCGCCGACCGCACGCTGGGCGGGCTCTGCGACTGGGTGGAGGCGGAAGCCCCACAGCCGGTCGATTTGCCTGTTGAAGGGGCGGCTGGTCTGAAAGCAGCCGTCATTCCAGTGGTCCTGCACTATTCCACGGCTGACCCGCTCAGCTGACCCCGCTAATCTGAGGAGAGACAAAATGGCACGAGCCCAAGGGGCGCGGGCGCAGATGGCGCTTGCCTTCGAGACTACCTATGGCACGCCGCCTGTGAGCGGCTTTACCAAGATGCCCTTCGCCAGCACGTCACTGGGGGCGGAGCAACCTCTGCAGACCTCAGAACTCTTGGGGTATGGCCGCGATCCGCAGGCGCCGATCAAGGATGCCGTGACAGCGGACGGGGATGTGGTGATCCCGATTGATGCCGAGGCCTTTGGCTTCTGGTTGAAGGCGGCATTTGGAGCGCCTACGACGACTGGAACTGACGCCCTCTACACCCATGAGTTCCGCTCCGGAAACTGGGCGCTGCCGTCGTTCTCGGTCGAGACGGTCATGCCTGAGGTGCCCCGCTTTGCGATGTATTCCGGCTGCATGGTCGACAGCCTCAACTGGCAAATGGCGCGATCAGGCTTGCTGACGGCCACGGCCAGCATTGTGGCCCAGGGCGAGGAGATCGCCACGGCCAGTGCGGCAGGGACACCGGCTAACATCGTCCTGAAACGCTTTGGGCATTTCAATGGGTCTATTACACGGAACGGGGCGAATATTGGCAATGTCGTGTCCGCTGACCTGACCTATGCCAACAACCTCGATCGCATCGAAACCATCCGCGCAGATGGGAAGATCGACGGTGCAGACCCGTCCATCGCGGCGCTGACCGGAAATGTTGTCGTGCGTTTCGCCGACCAGACACTGGTGCAGCAGGCGATCAATGGCGAGGCTTGCGAGCTTGCGTTTTCTTATACGCTGCCCACTGGCGAGAACCTCACCGTCACTGGGCATGCCGTCTATCTGCCACGGCCACGGATTGAGATTTCCGGCCCGCAGGGCGTGCAGGCCACCTTTGATTGGCAGGCGGCGAGTGACCCGCTGGTGGGCCGGATGTGCACAGTCACTCTAACCAACGATCGCGAGGATTACTGATGCTACGATTGAACCTGTCCACTGAGCCGCAATGGCTTGATCTTGGCCATGGCGTTCGCCTGCTGGTAGAGCCCCTGACTACGGCCACCATGCTGGCTGCGCGCAGCGATCCGGCGATCGTCGCCGCCGCAACCGATGCTGAAAACAGCGCCTCCAACGATGACCTTGCGCGCATCGTGGCAAAGGCCGTGGCGCGCATTGTTGTAAAGGACTGGGAGGGCGTCGGTGACGAAAACGACAAGCCTCTGCCTCTGACGCCTGAAGGCATCGATGCGCTTTTGGAGCTCTGGCCATTCTTTGAGGCGTTCCAGACCGAATATATTGCGGGCGCGCTGATACTGGATGCGGAAAAAAACGCCTGACCGCTCTTGCCGACTGGGAGTTCGGCGGGGGCGGTGAGTATTGCGCGGCATGCCCATCCGTATGTCCGGACTGTCCGCGTAGCAGTCATGCGCCACGCACACTTGAGGGCTGGCAGATCTGGGATCTTGTTCAGCGGCTTGGCGGGCAAGTTCGCGTTGCAGGCGGGATGAGCGGTGGCGCTGTACTCGGTTGGGACATGGGCGCGGCCCTGCACCTCGGGGCGGCCCTCGGGCTTTCCCCTCTCATCATCGCGGAATTCTTGCCGCTCATCGAGGCGGTGATGGTCCGCAAGATCAATGAAACCATGCAAGCCGGATCAAGCCTAACCTGACCTCGTTCCCAATGGAAACGAGGTATCACCGCATTCTGAGGTCTTACTCTCATGGCAGAAAAACGTGTCTCTGTCCGCCTATCCGCGACCGGCGGGCGCCAGGTGCGCGCCGAGCTGGAAGGTGTCGGTGCGGCAGGTGCCCGCGGCATGGGGCGTTTGAGCCGTGAATTGGACCAGGCAAATGCCCGCATGGCAGCCTTCGCGCGCCGTGCGCGCATTGCAGCCACCGCTGCTGCGGCCGCCTTGGCCGGTGCCGTTGTTGCAATGACCCGGTCCACTGTTGCTGCCGCCAATGAGATCGGCCAGCTCTCCCAGGTTGCCAATGCGGCACCTGAGCTGTTCCAGCGTTGGTCGGCGGCCTCGGCCACGGTAGGGATCGAACAGGAAAAACTCGCCGATATCCTGAAGGACGTGAACGACCGTGTGGGGGATTTTCTGCAAACCGGCGGTGGTCCGATGGCGGACTTCTTTGAAAACATCGCACCCCGTTTGGGCGTCACCGCCGATCAGTTTGCCCGGCTTTCGGGGCCGGAAGCCTTGCAACTCTATGTTGACAGCCTTGAGCGCGCAGGCGTCAGCCAACAGGAGATGACCTTCTATCTTGAGGCGATGGCGTCCGATACCACCCGGCTCATCCCGCTTTTGCAAAACGGCGGTGCGGAGATGACGCGCCTTGGGGCGCAAGCACAGGCATTGGGCGCGGTACTCGACGCGGATGCGATTGCAGCCATGCGCCGGTCGGAGCTGGCGTTGGTCAGCATCGGACAGGTGTTTACGGGCGTGCGAAACCGAATTGCTGTGGCGCTGGCGCCCACACTTGAGGCAGCGGCGAATGCCTTTGTCGCGCTGGCCTCATCCACCAGCCCAATCAGCCGGGCCTTTGACGCGATCCTAGCCAATCTTGACCGGCTCGCGATCTACGCTGGAACTCTCGCCACATTCCTCGCCGGTCGCTGGGTGGCCGCCATGGCCGCGGCGACCTTGTCGGTGCGCGGTTTGGCAACAACGCTGGTGGTCCTAAAGGGCGCGCTGATCCGCACTGGCATCGGCGCGTTGATCGTTGGTGCGGGAGAGCTCGTGTATTGGTTTACCCGGCTGACGTCAGGAGCCGGCGGCTTCGGCGAGGCTATGCGCCTCTTGAAGGATGTCGCTGTCGAGGTCTGGGACCGGATCAAGATGGGGACAGCGGCTGCCGGCGCGCGCGCCACGGCGATGTTTTACGACCTGAAAGCCGATGCCGCGACGGGCATGGCGGGCGCGATCGAGAGCGTTGTCGCCTTTGGTAACGCCACAGCAAATACGTTTGAGGGGGCACTACTCGCCGTCCGCGAAATCTGGTCCCGCCTGCCAGCTGTGATCGGGGATCTTGTTTACGCGGCTGCCAATCGCATGCTCGACGGAATTGAGGCCATGCTGAACGGCGCAATCGCCCTGATTGACTCCTTTACGGGCAAGATCCGCGATGCGCTGGCGGCTGTGGGCATCGAGACCACCTTCGGCGAAATCGGTGAAATCAGTCTTGGCGATATCGACAATCCTTTCGCGGGAGCTTCAGCGGATGCTGGAAGCGCCGCCGCAGATGCATTCCGCAGGGCTTTTGAGGACAACCCGCTGACGGCGCCCGACCTTGGACTTGATGGGATTGCGGCCGAGGCACTCGCCACCGCGAACACCTACCGGCAGGCCGCCACCGATTTGGCGGCTGGAGCCACGGCCCCGCTGTCCTCCTGGGCGGCACTCCGCGATGCTGTCGCGGGCACTGGCGAAGACGGCGCTGCGGCACTGGATGACGCCACGGCCTCTGCGGGCCGCTTGGCGGAGGCCATGGCCGAGGCTGGGGATACGGTTAGTGGCGGCAGCGGGTCTGGTGGTGGCGTTGCCGAAAGGATTGTTACTGGCTGGCGTGCCGTTTCCGAAGCCCTGAACTCTTATGCCACGGATGCCCTGAACTGGGGTAAAGGTCTCGGCGAAACTTTATCCAGCGCCTTTTCTGGCGCCGAGAGTGCGTTCCGCAGCTTTGTGGAAACCGGCAAGCTCGACTTCAAGGGCCTGGTGCGCTCGATCCTGGCGGACCTGGCCGTCTTGGCATTTAAGAATGCAGTGCTAGGACCCATTGCCAACGCCCTCTCAGGCGCTTTTGGCGGGGGCGGCTCTGTTGCAGCCGCCGTCTCGCATGCTGGTGGCATGGTTGGGATTTCTGGCCACACGCGGTCTGTGCCTGCCTTTGCTTTTGCCGGTGCGCCGCGCATGCATTCAGGCGGCACCGTGGGGCCGGCTGGCGCCTGGGCCGGATTGCGGCCCGATGAAGTCCCCACTATCCTGCAACGGGGTGAGCGGGTCTTGTCGCGCGCAGAGGTTGCGCGCGGCGGAGGTGGCGCCATTCCTGTGGCCATAAATCTCAATGTCGATGCCCGCGGCGCGCAGATGGGCGTGGCCGAGCAGATCGCGGCGGTGATGCGCAGCGCCCAGCCCGAGTTTGAGCGCATTGCGGTGGCGGCTGTTGGCAATGCCATGCGCCGAGGGCGGATGGCATGAGTGTCATTGTGGAACTGCCGCGCACTTGGGTGGCCGGCATTGAGCGACGGCTCGTGACCGCCACCAGCCAGACGCAATCGCCTTTTACCGGGACGACGGAGGTGCAGGACTGGGGTGGAGAATGGTGGGAATACGACATTGAGTTTGCCGCGCAATCCGGACCGCTGGCGCGCTCGGTCTCTGCGGCCCTCACGGCGCTTGGCTCCGGCCGGGGGCTGCTGCTTTTTGCTGACCCGTCCATTCAACCCAAAAGCCTTGTGCAATCCATCACGCTGGCGGCCCCCATCACGGGCGGCAATGTCGTACAAACGCAAGGCTGGCCACCTGGATTGCCTGCTTTAGCCTCAGGTGACTTTGTGTCCATCGGCACCGCGCGCGATACGCGTCTGCATCAAATTGCCTTTGACGCGTCGGCGGACATCAACGGTCTGGCAACGCTGACGCTCTTTCCGGCCATTCGCAGCGCGCTGCCGGCCAATACGCAACTGGAAGTGAGTAGACCACAGGTGCTGCTGCGCCCCACGGGTTCTGTGCCAACCCGTATTGAACGCGCAGCGCGTCACCGCTTCACGCTCTCAGCACGCGAGGCGCTATGAGCCGGGATATCACAAATGACATGGCCGCGGCGCTCGACCGCGCTGATCTCCAGCCTGCGATCTTTTTTGAAGGTGAGTTCCCGTCCGGTATGGTGCGGATCTGGACGGGTCCGGGCCCAATTGACTGGGACGGAAAGACCTGGACCGGCGTCGGTGTGCTTCTTGGGCTCGGCGCACTCGAGGAAACTTCGGACGTCGTGGCCTCGGGCACGACAGTCTCGCTGTCAGGCGTGCCGCTGGATCTGATAGGTCTTGCGATCAATGAGGCGCGCCAGGGTCAGGCGGGACGCATCTGGCTGGCACTTCTGACGCAGGACCGCACGGTGATCGCAGATCCGGTGCAGGCGTTTACGGGTCGTCTTGATGTGCCGGAGCTCCAAGAGGACGGGCAGAGCTGCCGGATCACGATCAGCTATGAAAACCAGCTCATTGATCTGAGTGTCCCGCGCAATTGGCGCTACACCCATGAAAGCCAACAGGTCCTGCACCCGGGAGATCGTGGGTTTGCGCATGTCACGGCGATCCAGGATCAGGAAATCACCTGGGGGCGAGGATGATGGAGCGACCGATTAATGTTGCCACGCGCGTTTCCACCCGCGTGCCCCATTGGGAGCAGGTCTTGGCGGACGCGATCCGGCAGGCCAGTGCGCGCCCATTTCTCTGGGGCCAACACGACTGCGCCACCTGGGCCTTTGATCTGTATCGCGATCTGACGAACGGCCCGGATCATGCCGCACTTTGGCGGGGGCGGTATCGCACGCCGATCGGCTGCGGACGGGTGTTGCGCAGGCTTGGCTGGACAAACCTTGAAGAGGGCGGGCGCGCTTTGCTGGGCGACCCGCTTGATAATGTACGGCTCGCACAGCGTGGCGATCTGATCCTTGGCGGTGAGCCCCAAGCCTTTGGGGTCGTCATCGGCGCCAAGGCCGCTTTTGTCGCGCCTGCGGGTCTGGTGCGCATGCCGCTCTCTTTTTGCCGTCTCGCCTGGAGGACGTAAATAATGCCACCCGTGGTTTTAGGTGCTGTTGCCCTCGGGGGCGCTGCCATTGCGGCGGGCGGTGTGGCCGCGGCTTTTGCAGCCACAGGTCTGGTGGGCTTTGCCGCCCAGTTCGGGGCCTCGATGCTTTTGTCAGCGGCGGCACAGGCGTTGATGCCCACGCCGAGCCTTGGCCAGATGGAAATGAAGGCGCGCACGGTGACGGTGCGCGAGCCGGTGATGCCCCGCGAAATGGTCTACGGCCGCACCCGTAAGGGCGGTGTGATTGTGTTTCTGCATTCCACAGGGGCGAAAGACAAAGACCTCCACTTGGTGGTGGTGCTGGCGGCCCACCGCGTCAAATCCATCGGGGCCATCTATTTTGAGGGCGAGGAAGCAATTGATGCCTCAGGGATGGCCCTGGGCCGTTGGGCGGGCAAAGTCGCCGTGGAAAAGCGCCTTGGGGCCGATGACCAGACGGCCTTTGCGGGGCTCATTGCGGCGGCGCCGGAACATTGGACCGATGCTCACCGCCTCGCGGGCTGTGCGGCAATCTATCTTCGGCTCACCTATGATGCGGATGCCTTTCCGGGCGGCATTCCCAACATCACCGTGGATCTGGAAGGCAAGGACGACATTCTCGATCCTCGGACGGGCGCCCAAGTCTACACCGACAATGCAGCCCTCTGCGTGGCCGATTACATGGCCCATCCGACCTATGGCATCGGGGCCGTGATCGGCGGTGCGGACGGGATCGAGACCGACAGTCTGATTGAGGCGGCGAATATTTGTGATGAGGCTGTGCCATTGGCCGCCGGTGGGACCGAGCGGCGTTATACCTGCAATGGTGTGGTCTCGCTTTCGGAGACGCCCAAGACCATTATCGAGGCGATGCTCACGGCCATGGCAGGCCGTTGCATCTGGCAGGCCGGCCAATGGCGCATGCGGGCGGGCGCTTACCGGGTGCCAGAAACAACGATCACGGCAGATGATGTCCGCGATGGTGGCATGACGCTGACCACACGGCAAAGCCGGGCGTCAAATTTTAATGCGGTGCGTGGCCAGTTTGTCAGCCCCGAAAACAGCTGGCAGCCTGATGACTTCCCAGCCTATGCCAGTGAGGCCTACCGCTTGGAGGACAATGGCGAGCGGGTCTGGCGGGATATCTCGCTGCCCTTCACGATCTCGGCCTCGATGGCGCAGCGTCTAGCCAAGATCGAATTGGAACGCGCGCGGCGGCAAATGAGCCTGAAGGTGGCAGGCAAACTGAAGGCCTGGCGCGTTGCCGCAGGCGAGACCACCTATGTGCGCTACGCTCGCTGGGGGTTTGGCGGCACGGATCTTCCTGAGGGCAAGCCCTTTGAGGTTGAGGCGGTACGGCTTGATCTGACGCAAGGAGGGCCAGGTCCACGATTGGCACCAGAACTCCTCCTGCGGGAAACTTCCCCGCTCATCTACGACTGGGACGCCTCAGAAGAGCAGATTTATGCAGCAGCCCCACGCACAACGCTGCCCACCGCCTTTGATATCGCGCCACCGGGTGCGCCGCAGATCACAGAGGAACTTTACGTCACACGCGATGGCTCGGCGGTGAAAGTTCTGGCACGGATCGCCTGGGAGCCCGCGGCCTCGGGGTTTGTCGACACTTATCAGGTGGAAACCCGTCGGGATGGGGGTGACTGGCTGGATCGGGGTCGCACCTCTGGCACGGTGATGGAATTGCGCGACATCCAGCCGGGCCAATGGGATGTGCGGATCAAGGCGATCTCGGTTTTGGGGGTCTCGTCGGCCTGGCGTGAGGGGGGCTTGGAGATCGTGGGGCTCACGGCGCCACCGGCGGCCCTGACCGGGTTGACCATCCAGTCTGCCGGCGGTCTTGCCGTGTTGAAATGGCAGCGCTCGGTTGATGTGGATGTGCGCGTTGGTGGCAATGTCATTATCCGCCACAGCAAGGAAATGGCGGCCACATGGGCCAACTCCACGCTGATGGACCGGGTCTCGGGTGGCGAGGCGATTGCGGTCGTGCCTCTGAAACCTGGGACGTATCTGCTGCGCGCCGAAGACAGCGAGGGCCGGATTGGCCCTGTTAGCACGGTGAGCACCAAGGGCGTGCAGATCCTGAGCTTTGCGCAGCTGAATACGCTGGCGGCTGAGCCGGGCTTCTCTGGGGTGAAAACGAACTTGGTCGCGACTGCCGGTACGCTGAAACTGCAGACCGGAACAGATGCTGCAGGCTCACCCGTCGTACTGGCGAGCGAAGGGCTCTACCAGTTCGTTAGCCTTCTCGACTTCGGGGCTCTGAGACGCGTCCGTCTGCGCTCTGATATCCTGGTCGGAGCCTCGGCGCTGTCGGATTACATCGATGACCGCATGACACCGATCGATGCCTGGGCTGACTTTGACGGCTCCGAGGGCGCCGATATCGACGTTGTGCTTGAGGTCCGGGAAACCGATGACGACCCAGTAGGGGCCACGCCCGTCTGGGGCCCTTGGGGGCGGATTGACAACAGCGAAATCGAGGCGCACGCGGTTGAGGCACGGGCCTGGCTTAGAACCAGTGATCCGGCCTTTACGCCGATCGTCTCGGAATTGCGGCTGATAGCAGATGAGGTGGCCTAGTGTCCCAAGCACCCAGCTTTGTGATTATCAACGACAACGGGGCGGCTGTGCGCGCCCAGATCAATCAGGTGATCGCAGCCCTGCGCTCCACCAGCAGCGGTGCGGTGGAACCTGCGGCCACCGCGCCGGGTATGCTGTGGCTGGATACCAGCACAACGCCGCCGACGCTCAAGCTGCGCAATATGGCTGATGCCGCGTTTGAGCCGCTGCTCGATGGCGGCGAATACTGATCAAGACCACGAAATAAACACGACCACGGGAGGCGCCCATGACCGAGCCGGGCTTTCTAGAAACACTGAACAGCCTGTTTGGCGGGGCGGTGACCACGCTAATCGGCGCCTTTACGGGGCGACTGATGTATCACTCCGGCGAGGTCAAGCTGGGTCGGCGGCGATTTTTTGGCAAGGAGCTCTTGTGGGAAATCCCTGTCGCCATCGGCATGGCTATCATTGGCGAGGCTATCGCAAGCCACTTCGATCTTGGCCAGCCCGTGCGCACGGGGCTTGTGGCCATGCTGGCGTATCTGGGACCGCGCGGTGCGGAGGCCCTGATGACAGCCTGGCTTTGCCGCAAGAAGTGAGCCGCACCGCACGCTGCTGAACACAACCACGAACACACACATCCAGCGCTGCTCTTCGGGGCGGCGCTTTCCATTTGCATGGGAGAGCATCATGACACCTTTTGAAATTGCCCGCGGGTATATCGGCACCACCGAGGGCCCGGGCCCCGCAAACAACCCCACCGTGATGGAGATGTACGCTTCGGTCGGTCATGATTGGGTGGAGCACGACAGCGTTGCCTGGTGTGCGGCTTTCGTCGGGCATTGTCTGGAGAAGGCCGGCATTCGCTCGACGCGCAAGCTGACCGCGCGGTCTTATCTCGATTGGGGCGTGCCAATTGAGATCGCGGACGCGCAGCCCGGTGATATCGGTGTGATCCCGCGGGGGTCTTCGAGCTGGCAAGGGCATGTGTTCTTCATCGATCGCATTGAGGGGGCATGGGTCTGGGGCCTTGGCGGCAATCAGTCTGATGCGGTGAATGTGAAACGCTATCCCGTCTCGAAGCTCTTGGGTGTCCGGCGGGCGGGGCATGTCGCGGCCTCAGCGAGGATGTCCGTCAAGGCCGTGCAGCGCCGCTTGAAAGATCTCGGATACCACGAGGTCGGCACCATCGACGGGGTGATCGGGCCACGTACCCGTGCTGCAATCCTCGCGTTCCGCGATGACGCGGCACTGCCGCTGGTGCCAATCATTGATGTGGCACTGGAAGAGGCTTTGGCCCTGGCGTCGCAACGAGCGGTCGCACCGGAACGGGCCGCGGGTGCACCCGAGGACAGCCGGATCGTGACGGCGGCGAATGCGCAAATAGGCCTCGGAGTTCTGGGGGCTGCAGGGTCCATCACCTCTCAGATCACACCAGCATTGCGTGAGGCCGAACAGGCCCGGGATACAGCATCGCGGATCTTCGCACTCGCAGGTCTTGAGGCGTGGCTGGCCGTTGCCTTGCCATGGATCGGGATAGCGATGTTCGTCGGTGTCATTCTCTATGGGTTGAAGGCGCGCTCCGCCCGCATTGAAGATCACCGGACAGGACGCACGCCATGATCAGCATCGTCCATGCGCTCCTGAGTGATCTCGGCAGGCGGGCTGTTCTTTACGGCGCGCTGGCTTTGGCGCTCCTCGCCGCCCTTTGGATCGCCGTCCGCCAGGGCCGCCAAGCCGCAGCGGCGAACTTTGCCATCCGCCGTGCCGATGCGCGGGTCAGATCCATGCAAACCTCAAAGGACATCCGCCATGACGTGCAAAACGCTGACCGCGCTGATCTTGAGCGCCGTGCTGACCGCTGGATGCGCGATTGATCCGGCTAGCATGTATGAGGATTGCGACTGGGCAGAGCCTATCCGCCCGTCGCGTCATGATGTTTTGAGCGACGTGACGCTTGCGCAGATCGTGGCGCATAACGAGGTCGGCGCACGGCTGTGCGGGTGGCGGCCATGACAACCACCACTGTCACGGAAGGCCCGGCCGTGCTGATCGGCTACGCATGGCGGCTGCAGATTGAGGCGGAAGCACCAGTCTTTGCCGAGGGCGCAAGTTATGCAGGGCAAATCCGTGAGCGCC